TGATACTGAAGTAGAAGACGAATTCGCAATGGAAGAACCATTAGGAGACGAAGAAACTGTAGAAGTTGACGTTACAGATATTGTAGATAAGACTGAAGAAACTAAAGCATCTGTTGACGATATGGGGCAAAAGATGGACGATCTATTATCTAAATTAGGTGACTTAGAATCACAAGTAACTGATATGGATGGGGTCATCAATAAAATAGATGATTTAGAAAAAGAAATAGAAAGAAGAAATCCTACACCCGTAGAGAGATTAGAAATGAGATCTATGGATTCTTTTCCATATAGTGTTAAATTAACAGACTATTGGAAAGATAAAGAAGGGTATGATGCAAGTGAACCAGAAGACGAATACACCCTAACCCAAAGTGATATTGAAAACTTCGATGAAAAAGAAATAAGAGCTTCTTTTGAAGGAGACTCTGAAGAAGAAATAGATTAATATGAAAACAAGAATAGACGAAACAAATAAAATGAGAAAGTTAATGGGTTTAAACTTATTAACAGAGTCAGAAAATGAAAAAAATTGTTTAAGTGAAGATATTAAATATTACTTAGAAAAATATGGGTATGAAGAAACAGAAAGATTTGAATGGTCATCACAATCTAGTGGTGAATCGTTCATTGCTGGACCTTACTCACCCATTGACTCAATCTGTTATGTGCAGAAAAAATCTTGTAAAGTAGAAAAAGATAGTGTAAGAGATAGTGAAGGGAATCCTGTACCTCGGTTTAGTAAAATACATCTAGAATTTTTTAATTTCACACCTGAATGTGGAGAATCGTTTACTGGTGGTAGAACTTTAGATTTTAAGGTTATTGTGGAAAAATTAGATCATGAAGGTAATGTTACAGGTGCAAGTGCTGATGTAAACGAAACTAGAATAATTAACGATTCTAGAGGTACTCAAGAAATACAAAAAAAATTACAACATCCTAATTTTTCATTGAACGGAATTCAAGTTGATTGTTTTTGAGATTAACTATTCAGTAATTATAAAAAAAAACCTTACAAAAGTGGGGTTTTTTTATTATCCCCTATTGACTTTTCGATAAAGTATCATTATAATTGTATATTAATAAATTTAAAAAGATATACAATGAGTAACAGTTTAGATGCGATTTTGGCTCAGTATGAGAAGAATACTGAACCAGTAAAAAGTGGGAAGAAAATTTCCAACGAAGACAGACTAAAAAAATACTTTACGGAAAAATTACCGAAAGGTGTTAAGTCACAAACTAAAACTTTCAGAATACTACCAGCGAAAGATGGTGGTTCCCCATTTACTGAAGTTTTTTATCACGAAAAAGAAGTTAATGGTAAATATGAAAAAATTTACTGTAACCATTTAAATGATGGTGAACATTGCCCACTATGTGAGGCGAAAGATGCCTTATATGAAGATGGTTCAGAAAAGGCTAAACAATTAGCTAAAACATTCATCGCTAGAAAATTCTATGTAGTAAAAGGAATTGATAGAGATAATGAAGATCATGGTGTTAAGTTTTGGAGATTTAAACACTATAGAAACGGAAATGGTGTTATGGATAAACTAATTCCTGTTTATAAATTAAAAGGTGATATTAGTGATCCTAGAGAAGGAAGAGATATTGTTATCACTTCTGGTAGAGATCAGAATAATTATTCTGTTGTTAATACAATTATGGCAGATGATGTATCTATCTTAACAAACGATAAGGACTACGCTAATGAATGGATGGGTAATTCAGAAACATTTAAAGATGTTTACGCTAAAAAATCTAAAGAGTATTTAGAGATTGTTGCAACAAACAAAACCCCAGTTTGGGATTCGGAACAAAAGAAATATGTTGCGGAAGAAGATAAAGAAGAGAAAGAAACTGCGTCACTAACAGAAGAAATCAATATGATGAGAACAGAAACTACTACATCTTTTGAGAAGGATTTTACCTCTAAGGGTGACGATGTTGAAGTTTCTAAGTTAGATACAGATGACGAATTACCATTTTAATTAAGATATGGCTAAGACACCTTTAAAAAAGAAAACATCGGATTTTTCGTCTATAAGGAAAAAGTTTTCCTCCAAAGAAAAGTATAAAGAACAAAAGTACTTTGATTTGGGGGAGTCTTTCCAAAAGGCGACAGGGGTACCTGGACCAGCTATGGGACAAATCAATATGTTGTTGGGACATTCAGATACAGGAAAAACCACTGCGTTAATACAGGCAGCGGTAGATGCACAGAAAAAAGGTATTTTACCAATATTCATTATTACAGAACAAAAATTTAGTTTTGAACACGCCAAACAAATGGGGTTACAGACTGAATATGTTGAAGAAATAGATGAAGAAACAGGTGAAGTAACTGGATTTTGGGACGGATTTTTATTATATAAATTAGGTTTCGATTATATTGAACAAGCCTTTGATTATGTAACTGAAGTTTTAGATGGACAAAAAAGTGGTGAGATACCACACGATATAGTATTTTGTTGGGACTCTATCGGTACAATACCTTGTAAAATGAGTTTCGATGGAAAAGGTGGTAATCAACACACCGCTAGGATTATATCAGAAAAATGGGGTATGGGTATGGCTCAGAGAATTACTTCGTCTAGAAAAGAATCCTCACCATACACCAACTCTATGATTTTCGTTAATCAACCTTGGGTTTCATTACCTGATAATCCATTTGGACAACCTAAAATTATGCCAAAAGGAGGTAATTCTATATACCTATCATGCGCATTAGTATTCTTATTTGGGAATCAAAAAGATGCTGGTATTTCAAAACTATCTGCCACTAATAAAGGTAGAAAAGTTAATTTTGCTATTAGAACAAAAGTTGGTATCCATAAAAATCATATGAATGGGTTAGGGTATGCGGATTGTAGAATATTAGCAACTACACATGGTTTCATAGAAGACGATAAGAAAGCTATCGATAACTATAAAATAGAACATAAAGATTACTGGAGTGAAGTATTTGAAAATGTAGGTAATGACGTAATGGATTTTGTTATTGAAAGTGATGAAAACTATATTGTGGCACCTGTAGATTACAATGATGATTAATTTATTTATTAACCTTTAATCATATATGAGTGAAAATACCAAATAAGAAAAAAAGAACTCAAAAGACTTTATTAGTAGACGGAGACTCGTTGTTAAAAACCGCCTATCATGGAGCTAAAAATCTTTATTATAAAGAAACCCATATAGGTGGAATTTTTCAGTTCTTAACAATGGTTAGAAAAATGTTAAACGAAAATAAGTTTGACAGAGTTTATGTATTATGGGACGGTATCTTCAGTGGTAGACTAAGATACGAAATATATAAAGACTATAAGTCCAATAGAGACAAAGATTTCTATAACGAAACACCACCATCAGAAATTGATTTATACTTACAAAAAGAAAGAGTTATTTCTTATTGTGAAGAATTGTTTATAAGACAATACAGAGATGATATTGTTGAGGCGGATGATTCTATCGCATACTATGTAAAAAATATGTCAGAGGATGAGAATGTGGTTATTATGAGTAACGATAGAGATTTATGTCAACTAATCAATGAAAGGGTTAGTGTATATGTAATTAACCTAAAAAAGATAGTAACTGAAGAAAACTATTTAGTTGATTTCGATCATCACCCATCAAACCTTAAATTAATTAAAACCATTACTGGTGATGTTAGTGATAACATAAAAGGTATATTAGGTGTTAGTGAAAAAACATTAGTAAAATTTTTTCCTGAAATTATGGAAAAAACTTTGACTTTGGAATATATTTTTAGTAAAATTGAAGATATACAAAAAGAAAGGAAAACTAGATTGAAAACACTTGATAATATACTAAATAAAGTCACTAAAGGTTCTCAGAAAGAGATGATTTATGAAGTAAACGATAAGATTATAGATTTAAAAAATCCATTATTAACAGAAAATTGTAAATCTGATTTAGATTACTTATTTAATACCTCTATTGACCCTGAAGGTAGAGAAACTAAAAATGTGATTAATATGATGATTGAAGATGGTTTAATGTGGGCAATACCAGGTGGAAGAGATGGTTATATAAAATTTTTACAACCATTTCTATCAATAATAAAGAAAGAGAAAAATTATTACAAAAAAGAAAATGTATAAGTTATGAAGAAGTATAAAACACACCCCTATGAATTTCTGTTTTTAATCAACGGAAACCCAATTGTTGGAAGAAATTTTCCAATAAACAATTTTAATAGAGAATCTTTAAAATCGTATGAATTAAAAGAAACTATAGATGATGCAGTAGGTTTAATCCAAAAACATTTTAAAAATAATACATATAATTATATGGATAGATATTATAATTATTTTGTTGCGAGTACTGAAGAACAAACAGAACCAGTAGATATATATGAAAACGAAGACTTTTTCACTTTACAAATAAAAGTTAGAGGAAGAGTAGTTTGTGAAAAGATTTTTAGTGGTAATGATTACCCACCTAATGTAAGATATGATGTTGATATAAGAAAAATTATACCAAAAATCATCGATTATTTGCAACAGGGGTTAAGTCGTAAAAATTATACAAAAAATTTGTGCGGTTATCAGCTAGACGGTATATTTATTAATAACTAAAATCAGAAAAAGAATGGCGAAAAATGAGAGTTTAAATTTAGGTTATTTAGGGTATAGTTTTCAGGTTAAATTAGTTAAACAATTAGTAGAAGATCATAAATTTTCAGAGAGTATCGTATCAATAGTTGATCCAAATTACTTTGACAACGAATATATGAGATTAATTGTTGCTAGTGTAAAAGATTACTATGAAAAATATGAGACAATTCCGTCTTATGAAACCATTTTTAACATAATTAAAAGTGAAGTTAGGAGAGAAATTGCTAGAGAATCCGCAACTGAACTTATTAAGGAAGTTAGAGAATCTGACAATAAAGACTGTTTACATACACAGGATGTTGCCATTAAGTTCTGCAAACAACAAGAACTTAAGAAGGCTACTCAGAAAATCCAAAAAATTCTAGATATTGGAGATTTTGATAGATATGATGAGTGTGAAGAATTAGTTAAACAGGCTATATCTGTTGGTATGGAAAAAGATGAAGGAGTAGATATTTTTCATGCGATTGAGGACGTTTTAGCTGATGATTTTAGAGATCCTATTGCAACAGGTTTGGTTGGGATTGATAATCTTATGGGTGGTGGATTATCTAAAGGTGAATTAGGTGTCATTTTAGCAGCATTTGGTGTGGGTAAAACTACATTGATTACTAGAATGGCGAATACTGCGTATTTAGAAGGGAAGAATGTAGTGCAGATTTTCTTTGAGGATAATGTGAAAGTTATTCAAAGAAAACACTTAACATGTTTTACTGAAATAAATTTAAGTGAACTAGGTGATAGAAAAGAAGAAGTAAAAGAACTTATCCCTAGATTTCAAGGATTAGAAAATAACCTAATACTTAAAAAAATGTCTAGTGATGGTACTACTATTCCACACATCAAACAATACTTACGTAAGTTAATTTCATCGGGTATTAAACCTGATATTGTATTTGTTGATTACATCGATTGTATTCAACCAACAAAACATTTTAAAGACGAATATAGTGGTGAAGGAAATGTTATGAGACAATTCGAAACTATGTTATCGGAATTAGATATTGCTGGTTGGACTGCAGTGCAAGGTAACAGAAGTGCTATCGGAGCAGATTTGGTAGAAGCAAATATGATGGGAGGTTCAATTAAAAAAGGACAAATAGGGCACTTTATATTATCAGTTGCAAAGACTTTAGATCAAAAAGAAGAAGGTAGAGCAACATTAGCCATTCTTAAATCACGTTTTGGTAGGGACGGAGTAGTTTTCGATGACATTGTTTTCGACAATGGTACATTAGTTATTGACACTAGCGAAAGTACTGATGTATCACTTTTACAACACGAAAAGGGACAAAAGAAAAAGGATTCAGATTTCATTAGTAAAACATTAGAGAAAAAGAGAAGTTCCACAAATAATAAGCAACCATTTTAAGAAAAGAATCTTATGGTTTATAAATTAAACTATTAAGGGATTCCTTTCTCTAAAAAAAAGTAAAAAAGTAAAAAAGTAAAAAAATATGGAGTTATCAAACAAAATTTTATCAGACATTACAGTGTATATGAAGTACGCTAAATATCTCCCAAACAAAAATAGAAGAGAGACTTGGGAAGAATTAGTTAGTAGAAATAAAGAAATGCACCAAAAGAAGTATCCTAATATTAAGGACGAGATAGAAGAAGTTTATCAGATGGTATATGATAAGAAAATATTACCATCAATGAGAAGTTTACAATTCGGTGGTAAACCGATTGAAATATCACCAAACAGAGTATATAATTGTGCGTATTTACCTATCGATCATGTTGACGCATTTTCAGAAACAATGTTTCTTTTATTAGGTGGTACAGGTGTTGGGTTTTCAGTACAAAAACATCACGTAGATGCGTTACCAGAAATTAGAAAACCAAACCCTAAAAGAAGTAGAAGATATTTGATAGGTGATTCTATTGAAGGTTGGGCAGACGCAATCAAAGTGTTAGTAGAATCATATTTAGGTTCTAAGACATCAACACCTATATTTGATTTTTCAGATATTAGACAAAAAGGGGCGTTGTTAGTCACATCTGGTGGTAAGGCACCAGGACCACAACCACTAAAAGATTGTATTCATAACATTAAAAAGGTATTAGATGCTAAGTCGGATGGTGATAAGTTATCACCTATTGAAGTACACGATATGGTTTGTCATATTGCAGATGCGGTATTAGCAGGTGGTATTCGTAGGGCAGCGTTGATTAGTTTATTTAGTGCGGATGACAATGAAATGATTTCTTGTAAATCAGGATCTTGGTGGGAACTTAACCCACAAAGGGGTAGAGCGAATAATTCAGCGGTATTATTAAGACACAAAGTAACCAAAGAGTTTTTCTCAGATTTATGGAAAAGAATTGAATTGAGTGGTGCAGGTGAACCAGGAATTTATTTTTCTAATGACAAAGATTGGGGAACTAACCCTTGTTGTGAGATAGGTTTGAGACCTTATCAGTTCTGTAACTTATGTGAGGTTAATGCTTCAGATATACAATCACAAGAAGACTTTGAAAAAAGAGTTAGAGGTGCTGCGTTTATTGGTACATTACAAGCTGGATACACAGACTTTCACTATTTAAGAGACGTATGGAAGAGAACTACCCAAAAAGACGCATTGATTGGTGTTGGAATGACAGGTATTGGTTCGGGTGTAGTATTAGGTTACGATATGAAATCTGCAGCTAAAGCAGTTAAAGAAGAAAATGAAAGAGTTGCTAATTTAATCGGTATTAATAAAGCGGCTAGAACAACTACAGTAAAACCATCTGGTACCTCATCATTGGTTTTAGGTACATCTTCAGGAATACATGCTTGGCACAATGATTACTATGTTAGAAGAATTAGAGTAGGTAAGAACGAAGCAATTTACACTTACCTTTCTGTAAACCACCCAGAGTTGGTTGAGGATGAAGTATTCCGACCACATGATACTGCAGTTATATCTATACCACAAAAGTCACCAGAAGGTTCTATTTTAAGATATGAATCTCCTTTTGAGTTATTGGAAAGAGTAAAAAGAGTATCAAAAGAATGGATTAAGTTTGGACATAGAGGTGGACAAAATACACATAACGTATCCGCAACAGTTTC